CATGCGCTTGATTTTCATGAGGACTACCAGTACGTCCGCTATCTGGCACTAGTTCATGCTCAGTATCTTGTCTATAATGTACAAGCTCATGGGCTACTGTACGTAAAATATCGTTGGGATGGCGGTTCATTAGAGCCACATATAATACGTGTTCGCCGTTTTCATATTTGCCAAATGTAGGCTGAGCGGCATCATGTATATGTGGTTCAAATTTCATTTTGGGTAGATTTTTTAATCCTATGTAACGCATGGCCACAGGAAGAAATTTTTCAAACATGTCCATAAAGTTATCTTTATGGTGTTTGATATTAGTACCCTCATGTAACGCAGTATTACCAGTAGGCCCTACATAAATTGCCTTAAAGTCGATGCCAGGATATTCGTTCTTTAATTCTTTGAACACTGATAAATTACTACGGCTGTCATCATATAAACGAATATGATCATATCTACCTGTGTCAGCATACCTACGTACATAAACTGCTTTCTTTTCGGCAGGAATAGCATCACCTGGTAAATTACCAGCACGATGTACATGTACTCGGCTCATGTCTATACCAAGATCTTTGAATGTTTTTAAAAATAAATCTTTATTGTCAAAATCAGCACGAGCAGTCAACATGATTACTTCGCTGTTGGCCGAGTGATTCAGTATGGTTTTTAATTTATGAACCATGGGCTCAATGGGTTTGCTTTCCCTATTGAATTTTTCAGCATCTCTAAATTCGCCAAAGTCAAACTCTTCGCCTGGCTGTAGTTCGTAGTTATTGAATTGTTGATTGGTCAACTCACGAACAACATGCCCATCTCGTACCACTTTGATTTTGGCAGTGGTGTGAAGCAGTGTATCATCGATATCAAAGATGACCAAACTTTTCTTGGGTTGACTGAATTCTTTTGCTCGCATCTAGTATTTATTGAAAGTGCTGGTTACTTTATCCAGCGCCAAGTACGCCTGGCAGTTCAATCGCGCGGACGCCTATTACCGTTGACATCAACCGGCCCTAAGGTGGGTTCTTCTGGATATGGAATGCCCATCATACCCAATCCAAATCTACTCAAACCCTCATACAGGGCTGTAAGGATTGCGAGGACGGTCGGTCCCATCATCCTCTGGATAGACTGGATATTCATTGGGATTAGTCTTCAGCATTTGCGCCACATTTTGCTCGTTTAGCTTTGGTCAATGCTCCAAAGTCCACTGGCCATTCTGCGCCTGGTTGCAGTTCTTTCGCACCCACTGGATACGCAAACTTGACACCTGCTGTAAATTCAATCTGCGCAACTGGTAATCGGAACTTGGTCAAGTCGTTGCCTAAATTGGGGTATGGGGCGACATGCGGAAATGCCCATCCGGCTATTTCATTGGTTTGATTATTGATAACAATCTTGTAGAAACCATGTGGAACTACAACCCCATTACCAATCTTCTTATCTAGTGCGTTGTAAACGCCGCCTACGTACACCGTATATGATTGGTTGCGTTGTACAGTCCATCCACGCACACTGGTTTCTAACAATTTCCAAATACCACGGTTCAATGAACCAGCTTGCGGGCTCATGTTGGTCATTAGGAAACTTTCAAATTCTACTTGTTGATCCCAAGATAAATCGCCATCTGGTGACATGTGGCCTTTATCATAGCCAGTGCCAACATAGTCAGCAGGTGTAGCACCATTAGGAACAGACTGATCGGCAACAAAAGCATTAGTACGAGCCACACAGCCAAGAGCATTTTGAGGAACAAGAGCATAAGTTACATATTTTGGAAGTTTGGCAGCGGCGTCATACCCTACTAGATATGCTTGACGGCAAATGGGCTGTACTCCTACTGTGGCTGGAAATCCATATGGAGCATGTACACTACAGGTTTTTGTATCTTGTGGAGCACGTTGAGTCCAAGCATTAGCTTGGGTACCTGTTAGAGCTACTAGAGCCACAAACAGGGAAAGTAATATTTTTTTCATTTTAAAGTACCTTTTTAAAGTTGGTACTTTATTTATTACCTTCTCACAAAGTGGTAATCGCCATCCGGTCCGTTATCGCAGAATATACCCTTACATTCAAAACCACAATCGCTCATAAATTGTATGATTGTGTCTTTCAACGGGGCGCCTTTATTATACTCTACCTGTTGAAGCTCCAAAATAACATGTTTGGCATTTTGTAAAGCAAGTCCTGCTCCCATTAATACATCAAGCTCTGCTCCCTGTACATCCATTTTAATTAGATCTGGTAATGGGAATTGTTTTTGTTGTACAATAGTATTCACAGTGGTTGAACGCAATTTACGTCTATGAGCTTCGGTATACAATACATCAGCGCCACTGCTTAGTTCACTATTTTCTCTATAGTAGCTGTTACCGCCAGGATTCTCTACGTTTTCATAGAAATCTAATTCTTTACCATCTTCGTTACTTAACAAGCCAACATTGTATCGCATGTTGCGTTCTTTATACAGGAATTCAGTAGCCGACATGGCTTCAAAGGCAATGTATTCAGGTTCGGGCCAAACTGTCTGAGCCGCATCAGTCCAGTGTAGCACACAAGCACCAATATCATAGACAACCTGTGGGACAAAGTTATATTCCTCACGTAGCCTACGTAGATAATCAACGTGTGTATTTGGCATTAATTTATGCGATCCCAAATAGCGCAATCTGGCTGTCACAGGATCTTCATCGCTGATTGCCTGAATATTGTTGTCAACTTGGAAAGTAAAACTGCCAATGTGTCGACATTGAATACTGGGATCAGCATAGATTTTAAATCCTTTTTCTCTTGCCTTGCGACAGAAATCATTGTCCTCACTGATAGTGTGTGCGTGATCAATAGCACTGTGATATTCAAATTGCGGATAGCCCACTTCAGCGAACACTTCACGTTTGACCAGTACGCAACCAAATCCGCATCCAGCAATTTCAACTAGGCCACGACCTTTCAATTTCTCATAAGGCATGTTACTTACACCACCACGCCCATTGGGTTCGTAAATTTCCAACACATGACGATCTGGTTTACGCTGTATATACAAACCACTCACAACGTCCTTGTCATGTGCCAATAACTTTTTAAGTGTGTCACGTTCAAAAGCAATGTCACTGTCCACACTGAACAGATAGTCAAATCCACCCATAGTCCAATGTGCAATTAAATTACGCACTTGATCGATATTATATCCGTAGAAACATTGGAACTCAGCTATATATCCATCTGGGATTTCCAAATCATAGATAGCTTTAAAAGTTTCTGTTTCAATGTTCTTGGCTGTGGGAATACCAATTAGAATACGCTTGGGGTTGGCCTTGGTGGGTTTGATCCTAACCACTGGAGTTTCCACAGGCTTGTTCATTTCAAGTTTGGCCAGTTCGTAAATTGGACGTTCACGTTCTAGGAAACCATTGGTGATAGTTTGATCCTTGGTAGTGGCCGCAAACTGTGTGTAATGATCCATGTTGGCAATAATATAGTTTGTGCGACCTCTTGCCAACTGTAGGTCAAAGGCCCAGTTATCGCCAAAGTAGATGTCCAGTCCCTGTGGAATAGGTGTCCATACTGCCTTGTTAAAGAAGAACAAGCAGCCATAACCGTATGTGTGCTGACCCGTCCAAGGCAAGATATCAATGGTCTTGGTAGTCACTGGCGGTTGTTCAAACACATCAACACCTGGACATAGGCCAAATAGACCCACGTCCTCAGTCATTAAATCTTGTAGACGACCAAACACATCTGTATCAAACACAACATCATCGTTGACAATACATACGTGACTGTAACGACTTTGCTCAACACCAAAATTCCAAGCAGGATTTACATAGATGTTATGCCCAAAGTCGTACATACGGATTTTGGGATGTTGTAGTCCTGCTGGAGTTTTTGTATTGTCATTGTTAATGATAATAACTTCTCCCACTGCTTCATGATTACATAATATGTCAACAAATTTCACAAACTGATCTGCCACTTTCCACATGGTGGGCACAATTACACTATACTTTTGTACACGTGTCTTGGCCAGTATGTCGTTGGCATTGGCTGTCTGTAGGTCCGCGTTGACTTTGTAATCGTTGAGAGGACTGATGTCATTGTAATTGTAAACAATGTCCTGTAGACATTTGACCTTTTCAGGTCTTGCTTGTTCCAGTGCCGCATAGAACAATGCGCCATCACCACCAGCCTTGTACCAGTGCCCTGTGCTGTCAGTGAACATGCGATCTGTTAGGCCATTTATCAAATATCGTTTAAATGTTCTTAGATGCGTGTAAGGCATGTTCCAATTGAACTTGTGCTTGCGATAGGCTTTGGATTTTTTAATGTGTTCAGGATAGGGCTGGCTGATTAGGGGAATGTTGTCAACCATGCTCCAGCATGAGCCATAGGTAAATTCTGTAGTACCATCATAGATGTTGTTGTAGTAACTGAAAATGGTATTGTCATTTACCAAACTGTCATCGCCATCCAAAATCATGACCACAGCATTGTCATTGGTTATTTTACGAATCATTTCAACTTGGTTACGCGGTGCGCCCTTGTTGACTTCGTTTCGAATCACGCTGAATTTATGAAACACTTCCTTGGGTAGAGCATATACTGCTTCTACCGCACGGTCAAATCCGTTGTCAGTGGAGCAATCATCAATTAGAATATGTTTGTAATTGTCATAGTCCTGCTGTGCCACACTTTGGATACAACGTTCAATATAGTCTTCGGCATTATAAAATGTGCTAACAACAACAATTTCTTGTTCAGCACCAGGTTTATAGTCCTCTAGTTCAACTGTATTATGATAACGTCGTCCGTAAATTTTGTGTAAGCGATGATTGATTTTGCTGACTTGTCTATAGTCCTCACGACTTAGATATTCTCCACACTTGCGGAACATGTGCTGACGCCATTGCTGTGCCACACTGTCCCATCCAGCGATGTCCTTGATGATATTACAATAGTACTGTTTTTGCTGATGTAGATAGGGATTTCTATAGGCTTCTACCACAGTCTTAACAAACTGTTCCACTTGCTGTGGTGTGTTAATATGAGGGAATAGGCCGTTGGGTTCTACAGCATAGTCAATCAAGTAGCAGGCTTTTTCAATGGCAATTTCTTCCAGTCCACCAAATCGGCAAGTGACACTGGGAGTGTTGTACAGTAAACTTTCCAATGTACTGATACCATATGTTTCAGGAAAAGCACAGGGGTAAATCATGAAGTTGGCCTTGCTCAATACTTCAGCAATTTCTCGTTGCGGGATGATACCCGTAAACTCAATGCCTTTTTCAGCGTTGGCAGGATCCATAGCCATGTTACGCCAATCCTGTTCCTGTTGATCAGGAGCATCTGCTGAATTGAACTTGTAGTAACCACCGATGATCTTGAGTTGCGCTTCTGGTATGTGACGTTTGACATGCGGCCAAATCAAGTTGACTAGAGGGATCATGCCCTTGGTAACACTGGCGTTATATACAAAAAGGTTACGATCCTTGGCGGTGATATCCACTTCAGGAATGTAGTTATAAGCACCGTTGCGTGTGATGAATACTTTACGCTTTAGTACTTCAAAGTTACGTTTTTTGCCATGATCACAGTTGAGCACATAGGTAGTATGCCAATCGCTCAATGTGAAAATATCAGTGATACGATCCTGAAGTGCTAGATCTTCAATTAGGTTATCGCCCAAACAGAATGTGTCATGCATCCAAAGTATCCGCATCTTGGCCTTGCTGAGAATACGATCATATAGATTCATGCTTTGGAATGGCATGGCTCTATAGTCGTTTAATTCTGGATAGCGTTCTGGCGGAACAAATGGAATAACTGTTCTACTGCTGATCACAATATCAAACTCATGATCCTGTGCTAGGTCATTTATATTGCGATAGGTTACATTATCGTAAACTCCAGGTTGGGCATGGTCAATACAGTTATTGAATACTGTAACTTCAAAACCCAAATCTGCTAGTTCTTTACTCATTAGAGTTACAGCACTTTCACTGCCCCCTAGACCTTGTTTAAAGACGGTAGTGCCGTCATATGGAATACCAATTATATCAATGATTGCAAGTTTCATACTACTAATTATACATTAGCAGTGAGCCAAGTCAAGGTTTTTGATTAATTAGTATATTTCAATTGAACAGAAGTTTAAGTAGCTATTGGAGCTTCTGTTATGTGATGTATTCTCATAATGTTATTTACAAAGATCCTGCCCGCAACCTTGCGGCGATTTCGTCTAGAGCCTGTGCTACAGTTGTTGGAGTTG